AACTGCTAAACAACTTACATATTTTCTTATTTTTTTGCCATTAACTTCAATCTCTAGTTGATGAACTAAAAAGAAATCCATATCTCCTCCCTCTGGGTCAGTGTATAACATTCTTACTTGTGTTATATCTCCATCATCTTTTAGTGTAAAATATTCACTTGAACCTACGTTTGTAAATTTTCCTGCATCCTTAATGTTTATTTTAGCCATTTAAAACCAACTCCTTTAAATTTTTATTTAATTAACTTACATATATAGTATAGAAAAGTAGGTTATTTTACTAACCTACTTTTTAAACTTTTTTATATTATATATTCTCTATACTTAATAAATAATAAGTTATACGATTTAATATAATTCCTCCCTTATAAATATAAATCAAATAAATCTTGTTCAGCTTCTTCTACAGTTTTATATGAACATCCATTAACTAATTCGCCAACTGTACCAAAGTTATCACTGATTTTATTTTGTCTGTAGATATAAAATTTATTGTCCATCCAATGTTGTTCAATATAGAATACACCTTTTTTACTTTCATATGTTTTCATTTAACTTCAACTCCTCTTTTTCTTATCTTTTATTAACATCATTATATCATTACTTATATAATTATACAACTGTTTTGAGAAAATTTTTTTATTTTTTTTATTTATAATATAATTTATAAAACATTAACATTGACATTCTTAGTCTTGTTATACTCTTAAACATTTGTTCATTCATATAATCACCCCTTAATCACATTTTATATAATAACCTTTACCAAGTTTAATCCAATTGTCTACAGTGTGTCTACACACTCCCAATTTCTCCGCTGCTTCGGATTGACTCTTGTAAAATTCCCCATTTATAACACAAGCCTTATAACCCGGAACGTGTAAGCCCGTTTCATATGAGTGAATATTATTATATGATTGAGTACACCATTCCAAATTCTCAACATGATTATTTGATTTATTCCCATCTATATGATTGATTATTGGTAATTTATTAGGATTGGGAATAAACGCTTCGGCTACTAATCTATGTCCCTTATAATCCTTTCGCTTTCCTGTTACAGTATCTCTTATATAATAATGTACATAACCATTCTTATCCCTACGAATATTTAATAATCTAAATCTTCTAACAAGGGATATTATAAATCCCCTGTTAGATATAAAATATTTGTGATTAAATTCTAATCTACGGTACATTAATACCATTTTATCACCCTTCCTAACTACAACGACTCCATCCACATTCAGGACAACTATTGCATCCTCCAGTGAAGTTTAATTTGGCTCCACACTCAGGACAATTATTTACTGTCATTTCTTCTTGCTTAAGTTCTCCAGTACTCATCTCAATGTGGTCTTCAATATATCTTTGTTTTAATTCCATTAATGCTCTTCCTATTGCACTTGGACAACATTTACCTGCACTTGTATCTTTTTTCAACGCAGTTCTAACAGAATAAGATGGACAAGCAGGAACACTATTCAATTGGTCGCATATACCTTCTACTGTTCCACCTAATTTACCTGTATAACTTATCATTCTACTAAGTCCTATCATGAAACTATTACAACCACCTGTACTTCCCTTGTCTAAGAAGATATGACATAATTGACCAGTTTTCTTATGGAAGTATACTGACATCCATAGACTACCACATCCTGTTGTTAACTGAGTGCCATATGCCACACAGTTATCAATAGACGTGTCAGTTATTGGTATGTGTATAGTATTTTCCATTGTTTGTTCTTTTGATGTATCAACTACTAATACACCTTCTTTTTTACAGCCTGCTCTGTAGATTGTTAGTCCTTTACATCCTTCCTCCCATGCCGCTTGATATAAATCTCTTATAGTTTCAACAGTTGTATCATTAGTTACATTTACTGTACTGCTTATACTAGCATCAATAAATCTTTGCCATTGAGCTTGTATTGTAACTCTGTCAAACGGGTCTATATTTTGAGCAGTGGCTATAGTACTTACATTTTCCTCAGATATTACTCCTGTATCAATCATCTTTTGTATTATTGGAGTATATACATTATAATATACATCTTCTCCATGTAGGGATTGAGTTTTTCTTGTATAATGTGTAGCAAATATTGGTTCTACTCCACCACTAACTCCTAACATTGTACTTATGCTTCCTGTTGGCGCTATTGTGAATAATTGAGAATTTCTAAGGCCATAACGTTTTATCAAATCAATTGTATTATCTTCAATAACATTACTATTTCTTAATACGGTTATAAAAGTACTTGCTAGTATTAAACGTAGGTCACATTCAGGGAATGGTTCAGTATCCATAGCTAGTAAGGCACTTTCCTCTAATCCTGTGTTAACTAGTGTTTTACCTACCATATCAATTATATCAAGCGCTCTCGCTGAGTCATATTGACAACTCATCTTTAGCAACATATCAGCAAACCCCATAATGCCAAGTCCTATTTGTCTCCAATCACGTACGCTCTCTCTTTGTTCTTCTAATGGATGTAATTCTAGTCCTTCATCTAACACATCATTTAAGGCACGTATCGCTATTCTTACTGCACTTTTGAACTCAGGTATATTAAAGGCAGCTTTATCTGTAAATGGGTTTTCTACAAATTCACTTAAGTTTAATGCTCCTAATAGACAACTACCACCTGCCGGTAATGGTTCCTCAGCACAAGGATTTACTCCTGCATATTCAAAATATGCAAATTTATCTAATAAGTTATAACGTTTTATAGTATCCCAGTATAATATTCCTGGCTCTGCCCAGTCATAATTATTTAATGCGATATGGTCTAATATATCAGGTTTATTTTCCATATCATCATCACTCATACGTACTGAGATATTACATTTTTCTAATTTGTTATCTAATTTAGCATCTATAAAGTCATGTATATCAGGATGACTACTGTCCATACTTATCATTAATGCTCCACGTCTTCCATTCTGACCAATAACTCGTGCAGTTTGTTCTAAAACGTCCATAAATGATACAGCTCCACTAGTTGTAAGAGCTGCATTATGTACCTCGGCTCCTTTTGGTCTTAATGTACTAATATCAACACCACATCCACCACCATAGCTAAATGTACGGGCTAACTTCATTGCAGCCTCATATATACCCTCGATACTATCATGTGGAGGTTCTATTACATAACAATTACTGTAAGTTACACCTCTGTCAGTAATACCTCTATTACTAAGTATTCTACCACCAAATAAAAATTTCTTATCCACTATCAGTTGAGCAACTTGTGTATCTCCACCACTAACTCTCTCTAGCCAGTCTTCAAAACTTTCACCATTGCGTTGATATTTTTTCTTCCAAATATCTTCGCCTAACTCACTTAATTTCCAATCTTGTAGTTCCATATAACTACCTCCTTTGTATTAAAAAAGTCTTACTATATATAGTATAGTAAGACTTCGGTTTTTACTAACTCAATAAATAATTTAATTTCTTTTGAAGTGCACGTCTAATTCCAACAACACCTGCAGTACTAACTCCAATTTCCCTTGCCATGTGAGATTGTTGTAAGTCACACATATGGTCAAGTGCTACCATACAATATTGAAGTTGTTTTTCAGATAAATCTTCCTTATGTACTAAGTCAGATAATTCTACTTTGTCATATTCATCTTCAACACTTGCTTCCTCCCATCTATCTTCAGTTGTTTCATAACAACTCATTGGAGTACATTGGTCACCGTTGTTCGCTTTACGTTTATTACTTGCATTACTTTGTGTTAGAGTTCTAAGAGCGTTCTTGATATAAACACATATCATAGAAGTTAATTTACCACTAGTACTCTTTTCAGCATCAAAGTTTTCAAAACATTTCCATATTTGTTCTAATATTACACTTGTAACTTCATCATCACTTACACCAACATATTTTTTACTTACTTGGTAAAATAAACTTTTATTCTTTTCAAATACGTAGGCAATAACTTCATCATGCAATCCTGCTTGATAATCTCTTACTAATTCCTCATCAGTGTGTTTTAAACCATAAACTTTAACTACATCATTAAACATACATCATTCCCCCTGGTAACTTATATTTTTTAATTATAGTAGGGGAATTATTAAGTGTTCCCCCAAACACTATATAATTTTAATAACTAACCTCTATCTACTTTCTCATATTCTTAATAAGATTATTAACACTTTCTGTCTAACCAATCCTTTAATTTTAATTCATACTCATTTCTTATACCTTCATCTATTCTTTCATCGTATAATAGTTCTTTGTACAGTTGAACAAATTCTTTAAAAGCATCTAAATCTGTTATTTTAACTGGAATAGTCCAAAAGTTCTTTTTATCATCTTTATAAAATTCTTCTTTCATTTATATCTCTCCTTTTTTATTTGTTTTATTAACATAATTATATAGGCATTTATATAATTATGCAACACTTTTTTATAAATTTATTGGAGAAATTTTCAATTTTTTAAATTCAGTGTCTAAGTCGTTGATATCTCTACTATCTAAGTAGTTTACCTTGCTCAATAATTTAGTCTTGCCTAAATGATGTAATAATTTTCTACTACCATTCTTGCCAGCTTCGTCTGGGTCTAGTGCTATTATATAATGTCTTATAGGTAATTTATTCAACATAGAATACTGATTTCCTCCTCCAGTACCAAATATACATATAGCGGGATGACCTAACTTCCAAAGAGTTAACATATTAAATGGAGATTCTACTATATATACTGGCTGTCTATATAATTTCTGTCTCAGGATTTCACTTGCTCCCAGTAGATAATCAGTCTTATTTATGCCACTTGGTATATAATATCTCTTACCTATAATGCTTCTACGTTGTATCCATTTTATCTCACCTTTTAAGTTAGGGACTGGGATAGTTATACAATCATCTTTTCTGTCATACCCTATGTCGAATTGCTCTATTATATCATCGGTCAAACCTCTACTATACATATAACCAACAGTGTATCTGTAACCTTGTAACACCTCCTCAGGGACGTTTGGTAGCTCTTCTTGAGTAATTCTCTGCCTACTTAAATTTAGCTCCACCTTACGGGTTTTATGAGTTAGCCCTGTATTATATTGAGCCTTAATCCATTTATTCCCAAATACTCCGCCATCGTTATAGCCAAAGCAAGAACTAATAAAACTTATCAGTGACGCAGTATAGCCACAAGTAAAACAATGTACTGTGCCAGGCTCTATTAGTTTACTCCCTTGATATTTTGGAACAATAGAAACCCCACAAGAGGGCTTTCGTTCATGTCCATCTTTATGTACTGGACAAGTTATCATGATGTTATCTCCTGTGGGTTTTATATCATTCAATAAAAATATTCCATTACTCATCAAACTACCTTTTAAATCAATTAATAACTGTTGATACGTTGTATCAAGTTCCATGCCATTCACATTAATCATCTTCACATAACTCCCATCTACTATGGTCTTCTATCCACTCATCTAGGCACTCAGTACTGCAAAAGTTTAATTCTTTGTAACCACAATAATCAGGTAATTCTAATACTAGATAATCATAATCTAATCGTTCTTCACATTGTTCACACTTCATATTTACCCCTCCTGTACTTTATATAATAAATCAAACAATGGGTCTAGGTGCTCAAACATTAAGTCCCCTTCGTCCACTGCTTTATTTATCAGCCATTTTAATTCTCTTACTAAATCTTTTTCTATTTCCATTTCTCTTATTTTTCTACCAGTTAACATATAATCAACTCCTTTAAATATATTATATTATATTTTTAGAATTTACTAACTAACAATTTAAAAAAGAAAAACCCCTGACATTGTCCGCTCCAATGCCAGGGTAAAAAAGGGGAGTTATATTATGAAGTAAAGGAATGTGCCTCCACATTTCCTCTACATATATAGTATAGAAAAAAGTGCCATTTTACTAACTAGAAAACATCAGTAACGTCATTTATTTTATTATTATTTCTAAGTGGTAATTGTGGCTCAATCTCAGCTCCATCTTCTAGTTGTTCAGTCACAAAGGAAAATATACCGTTGTCGATATCCCACACATATAATAGTTGTTTATTATTTTCTCCATATCTATTCTTTGTTATCTTAAGACTCAATCCCGCTTTAGTCTGCACAAGAGATATAACCCTACTACTATTCTGAGCAATACCATCACTCTCGCCTATGTCTGCTAATTCAGGATTCTCAGGTTTGGCCATATCAGCTTTATTTCTGTTAGCTTGAGCATCGACTATAATTGGAATACTAAATTCAGTACTCATATTAAATAAATCTTGAGCAATATGTGTGTACTGAGTTCTTGTTTGGTCTCCCTTTAAGCGTCTCTCATCTCCCATTAATGATATTTGGTCAATACCAACTATGTCTGGTTTATACTCTTTTATAAGAGCACGTAGTTTGCTCACTGTTAACATTTTACCTCCAAAGTCTACTGGTGTTACTACTATATATGGAGGTAATTCTTTATTGTTCTCTAAGTCATTAATATATTGAGTATAATCTCCATCTGCTATTGTCCCTCTCATTAATTGAGAGTTTGTGTAGTTCATACCTAAAGTATCATTTCTATATGCTACTTGTAATACTCCCATCTCACCACTATAATGTAATACTTTTTTATGTTGTTTATTTGCCTCTGTTAGAAACTTTTGTAATAACCAAGATTTACCTTGGTTGACTCTACCAACTATAGTTACTAGTTCTTCACCTGGCAGCCATCCATTAAGTATCTTATCTAGTTCAGGTAAGCCACTTCCAATTCCTAACATACCACCTTTAGCACGTTTATTCTCTAAGTCCTTTATTTTCTCATCAACCATATTGTTAATATTTACTCCATTACTCTGAACAGTTTGGTCAAGTAGTCGTTGTGCTCTTGTGACTATATGTTGTAAGCCATCAAAGGCATTCTGTTCTAATACATCACCACTAGCTTGAAATAGTGCCACTCCCTGGTCAAATAGATAATTTTCTTTAAGATTGTAGATAATATATTTTAATGGCTCTAATACTTCAACAACATCAAAGTCAGGAAATTTTCCCATGAATGTTTCCCAGTCAGGTACTTTTCCATAAGTTCTAAAGTGAGTACATATAAAATCAAACTCATCTTGATAGTCTTTAAAGTACTCTTTTGTTATCCCTTGACTCGTATACGCATCTAAATTATTATTATTTAGAATATCATTTATAGCTTGTAACTGTACCATTATATTCTCACCCCTTTTGGTTTCCTTTGTGTTTTGTTAGTGAATTCAACTATCGTGCTTGTATCTAATATTCTACTCGACAATCTACCCCCAATATTATCGTCCAATTGCTCATCAATAACATTACTTGTAAATATGTTAGCTTTGTTATTGACTATACGTGGATTGATTAAGCTGAATAATATTTGATGGTCATATTCTTTTAACTTAGTTACTCCTATGTCATCCCACACTATTAAGTCTACAGTTGGGATTAATTTCTCCATTTCTTCCAGTCTTATATCAGGTCGTTTTATCGCATTTCTTTTGGCCATTAGAAATTCATCTACATTGATAAATAGTCCTCTACAACGAGTGCCATTACCATTCCAAATGTTACTAAAATATTTACTCATCAACTTTATTGCCCACGTAGTCTTCCCATTACCAAAGTAAGGACTATATAGATACAAGTTACATCCATCATGTACAAAGTCATTGATATTTTCTTTTATACTATTAAGATACTCATACTTTTTAATATCATTACCTGCACTCAACTTCAAGTCTTCAGGCTGTTGTTTATTTGGTGGTATATTAGCTAAGTTAACTAAATAATAATATTGAAAATATACACTACAGCTACAATTACAATCTTTTGTGCCATACATAGGGCAGTTAGTTCTGAACCAACATTTATCTTTAATAAATTTAAATTCTTTTACATCATACATATGTAAAACCTCCTTTTATCTATAGTATAGTAAAAAATACATTTTTACTAACATAAAAAAAAACCCTCGATACCAAAGGGGGGAGGTATCGAGGTAAAAAACAAATAGATATTAAGGGTTGAGTATGTAAAGAGGTTTCACATATTCCTTACATATATAGTATAGAAAAAATCATTGTTTTACTAACTACTAAAATAATCTTTTTTGTCTATTATCAACTGCTTGTAATTTTATGATGAAGTTTTTTATATCAACAAATAAGTCATCACTAAATGGTATATCCTCTAGTTTATATACACCATATTTACCTAATAGCCATGCCATTACAGTTTCATAATCTGCATAGTTTTGTTTTTTACTTTTAATTCTTAAATTACCTTTTACACTTTTAACAATCGCTTTTACTTGAGCATCTTTACAACCAACTAATTGTGGAACTCTTTTATCTAATTCAGTGCTAACTACATTTCTAATAGTGCTCTCAGTTGGTATGGCAACTTCATTACCAAATAATATATCCATTATATCACTTCTTAATTGTTCAGCAACTGGACTATCAGTTAACATCATACCTACTACTATTACAGCTTTAATTGGATATAATCTTAATCCTCTATTTGGTATATTTTCTAAAACTACATCTTGTAGTTTTAGAAGTTTTTCAACTTCATTTTTTCTATAAGCCCTATAACCATAATTACTTAATTCATTGGCATTTCTACATCCTATTTGATTTAAACATTTTTTACTTACCCCATAAAAATTAGCTACCATTGGTTCAGTCATATAGTCTACTACTTCCCCATACTTCTTAAGTAAGTTAACTAAATTTATTTTCCCCTCTTGTTCCTTAGCCAATACAAGTTGTCTATCCTCTTTGTTATTTGTTAAATTTAATCTCATATAAATCACTCCTCAAATTTTATTTATCTTGTGTTACACATATAGTATATAAAAATGTTAAAATTTACTAACTAGTTTAAATAAAAAAAATCCCAGTGGGTTACCAAGCCACTGGGATGTATATGGGGATTGTTAATAATTTCTTATTAGTTGGTTATATGAAGTTAATCACCTACTCTCTTATTATACACTATTGGGTCATATAAGAAAATAATAAAAATTAAAATAATATAAAAATAATTTAATAAAATAAGTTACATATATAGTATAGAAAAACTGTGCAGTTTACTAACTAAAAAATAATTTTATTTCTTCTTTATCTAATTTTATTACATATATATTATCTTTAATTATAAACTTATTTCTAGTTCCTCCCTTTTTAAGTGGTTCTCTAAAATTATCATTTTTAATATGTGTTCTAATACAACTATTAAAACTTTTTAATTGAGTAGCATTTAATCTAAAACAATAATGCTTGATAGTATTAATAATATGTCTAATATCATTACATAAAAAATAATTGTCAGGTGTAACTACTAAATAATTATTAGTACTTATCATATAAATTCCTCCTTTTTTAGTTGAGAGAATTATGCACTTTCGGTGCATAATAATCTTCCACCGACCGATTCTTTATTTATTTTCAGTCTAACTAATTTATTTATTTATATATAGTATAGTAAAAAAGTCGATTTTACTAACTCCAAATTTAAAAAATTTTAAATTTTTTTCACCTTAAAAAAGGTTTTTTTATATAGTATAGAAAATTTGTTCGTTTTACTAACTTGAGTATAAAAAAAATAGAAGGATTAAATCCTTCTATTAGTTGTGTCATGTTTATAATCATTCTCAACTTGATAACTAGCACGGTTACTACGTGGCATTGGTTGATTGACATAGTTTTCCATTTTATTACTGAATAAAGTTTGTGGTCTAATATACATTTCCATATTAGTTCCTTCCCACTCAGCAACTTTAACGTCTATTACATATTTAAAGTCCTCTATTGTGTAACCTTCTTTTAAACGAGCTGAGATGTATTTGACAGTATTTTTAGCATCATATTTATATTTAGTTCCAGCTTGTTTATTAAGATAGTCTACAATTTCTTCTATTATTTTATTTTGTACAGTAGGTACTTTTTTTACATTGAATCCAGGAAGTGCCATTATTTCACCCTCTTTACTCTTAATGTTTTATATTGTTTCTCTCTATATGCAGGTGCTATGTCATCTGTACTTATTATTCCACCATACATTAATTCTTCCAGCTTATCTTCATCTATAGTATATGTTGGCACTAGACAATCCATTATCTCAGGTTTTTCTTGTGCCATATTTAGTAATATCTGAATAAGTGTATCATCATCTAATTCACTTTTAGTATTAGTAGTATAAGAAACTTTTATGCCATCATATTCACCTTTAGTAATTCCTTGCTCATCTAACATAGTTTTAGTACTCTTAATTAAGTTATTTTCACGCTCTTTATTCTTTTTATTCAGTTCTTTTATCTCAGCCAGTTCAGCTAATAAAACCCTTAATTCCTTCATTTTTTACCCTCCTTAAGTAATTAATCTATGAGCCCTATAAAACCTATTTTAAGTAGGTCATATGAGGTCATATCACTATATATAGTATAGAATTTATCTATTATTTACTAAGTTGCCATTGTATTTATCACTGACATTTTTCATAGTGCCTCTTTTAGTTTTCTTCATAAAGTTTACAAAAGTATCAACATCATGTGCAGCAAAATATTTAGCATGTTGTTCTCCTAATGTTATGTATTCAGGTAATGTACGTTGTTCTTCGGGTAACATTTCTTCATACTCATACCATCTTAATATGGTAGCTTTTGTTCTACCAATAATGGCTCCAATCTCAGTAAGACTATAATACATCTTTCCATCTATTATTTTCATATCTATCCCTCCATAATCTCTTTAAATAATTTTTTATTATCAACTACTTTACTTGATAATTCTTGTTTACTATTAACTATATTATGTACTTTTTCATCTATAGTATCCTTACATATTAGAGTAATTATATTAACTGTACCTTTTGTTCCTATTCTGTGACATCTGTCCTCAGCTTGTTGTTTATCAGCACTCGTCCAAGGCTCATCTAAAAATATTACTGTATTAGCTTCATTTAAAGTAAAACCAGTACCTAGACAGCCGATTGTACCTAATATAACATGGCAATCAGCGTTTTCTTTGAACTCCCTTAGTACTTCATCCTTGTTCTTGACCTCAGACGTTATACAAGCTGGATTGTACTTTTCTAGTAGTTGAGCGGCAGGTTCAATTACTTTTGACCAGTTACTAAAAATGATAACTTTACCTCCATTGTTAACTACTTCCTCAACTAATTCTTCCATACGTTTATATTTGACATTGTTTACTTTATGAGTAGTCAGAATATATGGATTGCCAGTAGCCTGTCTCAAACGTATTAGTGCAGTTAATGGATTTGGTAGTAGGAGTATCTTATCAATGTTCTCTTGTATAGTCTGCTCTACTTCTTTATATATTTTAGTCTGACCTATATCCATTTCTAATATTTCATTAGTATAAATCTTAGGTGGTAAATCTAATACATCTTCTTTTTTCCTTCTCAACATATATTTGTCTAGTCTACTCTGTAATTCATCGAGATGTTTATATCCAACTATTTGATATCCTCCAAATCCACCCATGATACAATAATGATTCTTGAACTGAGTTAAACTGTGATTCTCAACTTCTAGCCATTTTAGTACATTGTATAGGTCTATAGCAGCATTCATTATCGGCGTTCCAGTTAATGCTAACTTATAATATGTGCAGCAACAATGAATGGCCTTACCTTGCATACTAGTAGAGTTCTTGCATTTATGTATCTCATCTATAATAGTCATACCTATTACTCCACACGTACACAATATTTTAATGTACTCTTGTATTTTAGCATCTCTTAAGGTCTCAATATTAGTTACAAGGAAGAATTCATCATGTTTACTTTGTAGGTCTAATAATCTATCATGAACACTTCCAATTTTACCGTCTTTAAATCCTAATATATGAGCACGTTCGTTGGTATGCACTGCTACTTCATGTACCCAGTTCCACTTCAACTCATTAACTCCACACACAATCAAACAATGTTTCATCTGTTCTTTTTTACTCACCGCAATATCCAAGGCTTGTTTGGTCTTACCAAGTCCTTGTTCATCTGCTAAAAGAAATTTAGTGTGGTCTTTAGAATATAAAAAACTTTCCATCTGATAACTATACGGTACAGTTTTACTCTGATATTCAGCTAGTGGTTTATCGTAGTTGTCTAATAATTTTAAATAATCTTCAAACTCTTTAGGTATTTTACCAATTATATCAATAGCACAATTACTACACTTATCTAGTATAGTTTTAAATGCCACTTTGGGTAATTCCCACATATTTTTACTTTTATGGTAATACGAGTTGAAGGACTTAATGACATCTAAATACTCCAACTCATCTCTACTCATTTTTACAAACAAGGAGCTACCCCTAAATTTAATTCCTTTGTCAATTTTTAATTTCATATCGCACCTCCAATAAAGTTAGGGGAGTTTTCTCCCCTATATTGTTCCAGCTATTATTACATTTTGTAATACTCCTAAATCATTTACTCCACTTATTCTAAAGTATCCTCTAGTTTTATCATATATACCAGTGTCATATCTAGTTTCTAATGTGTATCTATAATTTGAGTCTAATTTTTCATATACGCTAGGTTTCATGTCTATGTGCATATTACCTTTTTTACTAAATCTTATCATACATATTGCTCCACGTTGACCTTCTTTATATACTCCTAGATATTCCTTCTTTTGGCTAGGGAAGCATCCATTATTAGTTATGACTGTATTTACATCATCTTTATTAACTTCAATACCTCTTTGTGGAGGTAATGCACGACGGTCATTTCTAGTTCTATATTCATCTATTTTTTCTTCTACTACTGGAGCGACATATTCTTCATACATTTTAAACCATCTTTTTATTGTAGCTAATTTGTTTATTTTACTAACGCCATTCTCATCTGTTAAAACTAGTGACTCACCACAAACATCTGCCACTGTATATATTTGATTATTTCTTATGTTTTGTAATTTATCTCCTTTTATAGCTTCTATGCTTTTTCTCATTAATAACAACCCCTTTTTTCTTTTTATTTATCTTTTATTAATTATATTATACTGCTACTTACATAATTATTCACCTGTTTTATCCAAAGTTTTTAAAAATTTATATATGAACTCATCTGATATTTGTTCCTCAGGTATGCCATACCATTGAGCCAATCTAAATCTTACACCATTTATGTAAGTATTTATATTTATGTTGCAGGTAAAAGGACTTCCGTCCTTTACCTTGCATATATCTCTATATTGTTCTAATGTTAACATATTATGCCACCTCCTTAAAGTTATTAAATCTTGTTGTTAGGTAATCACCTATACAAGTATTATCTAAGTTCGTTGTTTTTAATAATCGGTTCAAATTCTTTTGTGTTACTGTGTATGGTCTACATAATAAATCTATTTTTTCTTCGCTTTTAGCATTGTCTAATAATTGATACATTAATATTATCCAAGCTTCCATTTTATCGAACTCAGTTGTTCCTCCATGTTGTCTTATTTCTATTGTCCCGTATTTTATATAACTTCGTAGGTTTACCTTGCGATATCTTGTACTTAGTAGATATGATATATCACTTATACTTGTTACCCAGTCTTGATTAATCTTTACTAAATCATCTTTTCTAAGAGGTTTACAGTACTCATTTCTACGTCTACTAGGTGGTACTAAGTAATTTATAACATTTTGATAATTATAGTATAAGTTTAAAAAGTTCTTACAGTTTTGCACTGTAAAATCAGCTATATCAAAATGTACATGAGTACCACAAGTTTTATCCACTTTAGCTCCACAACTATTTAATACTTCATATACTTTTTGAAGTTCGTCTAAACCTTCATCTCCGTATAGTATCGGACTTACAAGTTCTAAGCCTCTATATAATCCAGTATCTTGTGAAGTAACACTTGCATCTGTTGTAAGTTTCCATTGAGGTATAACTTTATGAGTATATCCACTAAAATCTGCTACTGATATACCTGCTGCTCTAAGTTTTTCTATAACTGTTACATAGTTTGCACCAAAGAACTCAATTTCAACACCAAATTTTAAATCTCTCATTATTAACAACTCCTCTTTTATCTTTTATTAAGATAATTATATCACTACTCATATAATTAATCAAGTATTTTAAATAAAAAAAATTCCTACATTTATTATGTAGGAATTCTTATAAATTTATACGTATCTAACAAATTCTAAATATTTTTTATTTACCCAGTAGTCAGCTTTTCCTCTACACCAAGTACCACCATCAACTTCTTTTTCTTCAACTATTGTTATTGCTACTCCTTTATCTATTGTATCAACTACGTCATATTTTACTCCAGGTCCTTTTCTACAATTAAGTCCGTTAGTAGTGCAACGTGCTATATATTCTTTAAATTTAGTATCAGGTTTGGATTCTTCTTTTTTAGGTTCTTCTTTGCCATTTACATATTTCTTTACATCGTTTATAAAATGAGCAAAGCCTTTAGGTGAGCATCCATAACCCCAAAATGCAGTACCTGGACAAGTTTTCGCACTTCTACTAGCACTATATTTTCCTAAGTAAGTTCCACCAGCAGTAAACCAACAGTGGGGTCTTATGTGTGTAGTGTTTACTGGAATATGGAATCTCTTACATAATTCGCCATATAGATATATTACTGCTTTCTTTTGTGCAGCAGTCATTTTATCATGACCTTTGTCAAAACATCCATAAATCTCAATACATATGGCATTCTCATTCCATTTTTTAATACCAATTGGAGTGGAGTTTAAATTACGTCCAGTTGTTATTTTACCGTCTGGGAATACGTTGAAGTGTTGTGCAATATAATGTCCATGTCCATCACTATCATGCCACTTGCTTTTACCGTAAGAATCCAAGGACTCAGTACGTCCAAAATGTGGTTCGGAAAATACTTTTTTATCAGTTTTTTCCCATGTTGAATAACTTGGCATATCCATATGATGTACTTGTAATTTTGTTATTGTTCTGCTTACGTGTTGTTTTGCCAACCAATTTTTAACATCTTTTTGACTTTCCAATAATGTAAAGCCATTTTTAGTTTTCATTATTATACCACCTCTTTATTTTCTATTATGGTTTTGGCACAAATATTTTACTAACTCCATTTATTGTTACAACTAATTCACCAGCTTCATTAAAGGATAGTTGTGGTAAACTAGCGACTTTATCATCTACATATTTTTTAGTAGCTGGATTATAGTCATTAGTAGGTGTATATTCTTGCGTATTTCCTATTTTTAAATATCCATATAAACTTTTTTCTAGTGTTTTAGTACTTTTTGTATACGTATACTTATTAGCACCACCTAATATAAGTATAAATAAAGTATCAGTATTTCTTGCACACAATATAAAATCATCTCTAGTCATAGCACCACCAACAAGGGCTATTTCTGTTTCGCTACTATCTTCATTTGTATAAATAAATGAGAATCCATATACATTGGCATATTTATTTGGTACAAAGTATTTTTTATATGTTCCCATATTATTACAATTAACATATATACGTTTATTAGTTTCATCCATTCTCAATATAGGTAGTTGTTCAAGTAATATATTATCATCTACATATTTTTTAGTAGTTAAATCCATATCTTCAACAGGAGCAGCGCCTGCAGTAACTTTACCTGAATACCAAGCATTACCTTTCCAGTCTAATGTGTGAGCATTTGACCTTTTAGCATCACCAGCACCATTACCTACTATATGAGCATATTTACGATATTTGTCTTCAATATTATATTTACCTTGTACGTGTTGAAATTGAGAAGAAGCTTTACTTCCATACCCTTCTGCATGAGAACTAGCACCTGAAGCAGTTGTACAATCACCTTCAGCATGAGAATTAACACCTGAAGCAGTTGTACCACTACCTTCTGCATGTGAACCATAATTACCTGAAGCTGTTGTATTATTACCTTCTGCATGTGAACCATAATTACCTGAAGCCTTTGAAGACCATCCTTCTGCATGTGAACCATAATCACCTGAAGCCTTTGAAGACCATCCTTCTGCATGTGAAGAATAACCTGAAGCCTTTGAAGACCATCCTTCTGCATGTGAAGAATCACCTGAAGCAGTTGTATTACTACCTTCAGCATGGGAACCATTACCTGTTGCTGTTACTTGAGCTCCTATAGCACTACTTGCTGCTCCTATATTTCCCACTCTTCCTAAACTAATACTATTTTGTAATGTTAAATCAGTTTCTAAATATTTACTATCTAAATATTTTATTTCTTCTTCATATATAATTAAATCAGTAAAAGTAGGAGTAGTATCATCTGGGCTCATTGTATTAACAAATAATCCTGTCCCCTTCTCTGGGTCAATAAGTAATTGAATAAAATAATTATCTATATTACACATAATCGAATTACCACATTGTGGAATCATTATTACATTACATAATTTTTTACTACCTAAAAATTCTATATAATATCTTCTATCTTTATTAATAGAAACATTATTTATAGTAATTTCATCCTCTAGTTTTATATTACTAGCAGGTACAGTAACTAATACTTTACTAGAAATAGTGTGGGGCGAATTAGTGTCTTTGCTATTTTTTATAGCTTTGGTATTACTGTCTAGTGCTTCCTCAAATTTATTTATTAATTGCGCAGATAATATATCGCCATCATTATGGATTTCTCTAATATAATTACCTTCACTATCAAAAGCATTTTTTATTTCACCACTCGCTAAACTACTCAACCCTAGTACTGCTCTACCCATAATTGCCTGGTTATCTACAAGCGGCTCGCACACATGTAATTGCTTAGTTACAATAGGCATGGAAATCATACTTGTTTTGTCGGCATCTAATAATGATATTTGGAAATCATATTCACCTACTTCTATAGGGTCATTTATAAGGTCGTCTGTTATTGTAAGTATTGCCACACCATCTTGTGTAGGTTGTATTGCAAAAGTATATTTTATTTCATCACTTCTGTATAATCTTATTTGGAAATAGGCTGCATTAGTTTGTGCTATAATATTATTTAAGTCACTTTTTTCAAATTTATATTTGTTATTTACAATTGTAAAATGCAACTCAATATTTTTATCCAGTCTAAATAAATATATATCTTCATCAAGTGTGGCATTATTTTTATTGATTGTCATAATACATTTCTTATAAATCATTGTAGTTTTTCCCTCCTTTCATTATTTATGTTTTATTCCGTCTAATCCTTTTGTTGAGTTATCGTTCCATATACCTAGAAAAGCAGTTATTATTGCCACTATTGCCACTGGGTTATTTATAATACCTTTAAGTGCATCTATAAATAGTGGCCAACTAGTTAGTTGATTAAAATCAACACCACTAGCACTGAATATAAGTGCCACTACTGACAAGTAAAAATATGGATTTTTAAGTTTTGGATGATTTAATAAAAAATCTTTCATATTAACACCTCCTAAAATATAATAGTAGTTATTACTGTTAGCACAACACTAAACATAGCAAGTCCTATGGAAGTCCATAGTGTCTTATTTGTTTTGTCTTTTTCTACTAAAGTATTCCTTACATATTCTTCCAGTTTATTGTTTCTATTTTCTAAACCTTTTATTACTCGCTCTTGCTCTCGGGTCTGAGCTTCAAGTAAGTCCATTCTATTTGCTAATCTTTGCTCATTAATACTGTCTAGTTTTGCATTAATTGTTGCTACATCTTCAATTAATTTTAACAATAGTTCTTGCACTTTTTCATCACTCATACATTCACCTACTTTTTAGGTGGACTCTGTAGCTCCTCCAATTGCTTTTTAAGTTGTTCCACCTGTTGTTTATAAATCTCACATTGAGCCTCAGTCATCACCTTCTTTTCAATGGCATCTGCCAATTCTCTTTTGTAAATCGCATTTAATAAATTTAAAGCATCCATTGCATTACCTCCTATATATCATGTTTCATATTGTATATTAGTTAAAAAAGGACTAGATTAAACTAGTCCTTTAAATTTTATTCTGTATAAGTAACTTTCATTGTTACACTACCACTACATACTGCATAACTACCTGAGTTATATGCTGACTGAATACCAAATCCTTTTACAGTTCCGTTTGATATTGCGTTTAATATAGTACTGTTAGTAATAGTTAATTTTCCACTATCACCAACTGCAATGCTAACACTGCCACAACTAGAACCGTATGAAGGTTTTCCACTTGGTCTACTTGCGTAGTTATGAGTTTTTACTTGTAATGCTACTCCACTATAAGAACCACCTGAAATTCTTTTAATAGTAAGTTCAATTTTACTAATAGATTTACCTTTAAATTGGTTGAATTGTGTACCAAAGAACCAACATCCATTGCAGTCACCATAACCATAGTCACCCTGTCTACAAGTATTATCTTTTTTCCAGTTGTTATATACTGAACTTCTATAAGTATCACCACTGATAGATTTTATAGTAATTACTTTTTTAGTTGTTGGTGTAGGAGCTGGGGTGTCGTCTGTAGTTTGGTTACCTCCTGCATATGTAGCTTTAGCGTGTGCTATTATTTGTGCTGGAAGTGTTTCAGCAATATTTGCAGTAGTACCTCCGCAGTGTGCTGCATTAGCTATTGTTATTACTGCACCGCTTGTAGCTTGGTATGCGTATTGACTACATACACCACTTGAAGCTGCATCATGTATTCTTCCTCCACCACTTCCTCTAAAACCTACATCACAGTTAACAAACTGTACATTTTTATAATATCCGGTAGAATATGAGTCACCTACAATACCAACAGTGGCAGAATTTCCGTTACTAGCTTTATAATCACTACCATATATTTTTACACTATACGCATTAACTGGAGAACTTTCCTGTCCAATTAAACTACCAGTTCTACTGGCAACTGCACAACCTGTACTTGGATGTATTGTTCCTACATGACCTTCCTCAGTACCTGGCCAGCCACCATATACACGGACTTTGGTAGAACTCATATAATTTCTTACATAACCATACACTGTATTACCATCTAAATATAAATTTATTACACCACTAGTGAAAAATTGGAAATCTATATTTTCATATATATCTTCTCGTATCCATATATTTACAGTTTTACCATTAAGGAATTTAGGTAGTGCGTCTAGTGTACCTGCTACTGTAGCAAATATTGCCCCATCATATAATTCACTATTATCATCACCACTACTACTAATTTCTATTTGTATATCATCGTCCAAGGTACTTGGATATTGAGCACTGTTTATTTTGTTGGCAGTAATTGTGTCGGCAGTAAGCTCACCTTCAACGGAAAAACTATCTCCTATAACTTCACTACCTTGTATTTGAGCACCAACAATATTTCCTTCGCTATCAACACTAAATGTATTACTTTGATTTCTAAAAGTACTCCCTACTATAGTTGCTCCAGTAATAGTTTTACCATCAATAGCTCCATCAACTATCATATCTCCATTTACTTTTACTTGCTTAGTTATAATCGCTAACATCTCGTCTGTTAAGGTCATTGAGCTGGCACTATTACCTCTAACCATCCAAGAAAATCTATCAGCTAATTGTTGGTATTGAGTTTCAGTGGCTTTTATTACTGAACTTTTGGTAATGGATGCCACGGGTATAGTTTTATTAACAGTTGATTTTCCTTCTATATTAATAGTGGCATGTATTTCCCCTGCATTACCTGTTGCAGTAAGAAGAGTGATAGTTTTATAATCACTCTCCAATTTTGCTGTACAGTTAGTGGTGTCTGTTATAGTTACTTTATATTGTCCTGTAGTTGGCGTTGTGTTAACTGCAACTAATAAAGTAGTTCCTTTATATATATCAATTTTAGTATTTTTACTTGTTTGTTCTACCACAACCTTATTGACTGTTGTGGTAAACGTATTACTATATATCTCACTCATTATTAATCACCGCCTAACTTGTTTTAGTTAAATTACAATATGTTAAATACTTACCTGGGTCATAACATCCATATCTTATTTTATTTGTAGGTGCAGTAAATGTATATTTATAATTATTGTTACCATTACTTGTAAATAATTCACTAACATAGTTATCATTATCATCAAAAGCATAACCCCAAACCCAAGTTCCATCCATTTGTAATGTGTATGTTGCACCTTTTTCCACTGCTACAGTTTTTACTGTTGCCCAACATTGTGCATCGTCTTTTATAATATGTGTACTTTGGTTTATACCTTTACCATAAGTCATATTTCCTATAGTACCTGGTTCTGGTTCTGGTGTAGCACCACCGGAATCCTTAGCTCTTAATACTCCATTTGTTACAGTTAATGTAATTTGTTTTGATACACCTGAATGTGAAGTACCTGTAATTACTACTTCACCATTAGCGCCTGCATAACTGCTACATAATCCACTATGGCAAGTTACTAGACTTGGATTGTTAGATTGCCATGTAATAGACTTATTAATACAGTTATCATTAAAAGTAGGTCTTACCATGCAGTTATGTGAACCATCATTAAAATCCATAGCACTTAAAGAGAAGTCACTAGAATTTAATACTACATTTTCGGTACTTAATGGGTAATATTTAACCCAGTCAACATATTGTGTAATTTCTGTTGTGTTACTGTCAGGTGTGCCACCACTAGCACCAATTGCTTGGTTAAGTAAAATAAAGTGTGGTATATGGAATGCTCTATTATCAGTGGCACTTGTTCTACTTAATTCATTTCCATCAATAGAGAAAACTAAGCTACCATCTGTATTCCATTCCATTGCAAAGACATGCCAGTCACCAGTAGGATAGTTATCATACCATACACGACCACTTTCTTCCTTTTCATTGAAGAATGTACCACAAGTTAATTTACCATTATAAAATTCCATTACGTCAAATTCACCACAATAAGCCCACCATTCTCCTAACGTATCAGGGCTGCCATTTTCTTTATATCCAAATTCAAAACTGTCACCTAAAGTCCAAAATGCACCAAAAGAACCATTGTAATTGCAGGCTCTAACTTTTGCTTCTATTTTTCCATACATAAAAGCAAAATACCCTTTAGAAATAATTGATGCGGATGTCCAAGAACCATCACTCGCTTTTTTACCTCTTAATGCTAATATGCCATCATTAATTTCTGCATTAGTATTTGTATATTTTTGAGTTTCATTATTTCTAACATAACCTAGTTCATATCCCCATTTATTAGTGTCTACACTACTACCTGAAAAATCATCTATTACATAAGCTCCAGTGGAATCTAATAATGAACTTGAACTTGAACCATTTTCTTTTAATATACCTGTGATAGCGGTACTTGAATCACCAGTGGCACATATTAATATTTTAGTTATATTTGCTGGCACAGTAAACGTATATGATAAAGCTTTATTTGACCAGTCATCTGTGTTACCTTCAACAAAGGATACATAAGAATTTGATGAATTATAATAACAAACACATACATAATTAGCTTTATTAAGATTAATAGTATAAGACTTACCAGCAGTTACACTTATATAATTTAATGTGCTATAATATGTTCCATCTGTGGTATCTGTAATTACACCATCATTAAGTCTTTTATATTGAGTAAAAGTTAATCCGTCTTTATTTACTAAATTAACTGTAAATACATTACTTGTCTTAGTAGTACCTTTTGCAGTTGTAACCCTTATAGCCATTTGATAAGTTCCTGCACCGGCTTTATTATCATGTTTAAATTTATAATGTGTTCCATTAGCAGTTACATCCTCTGTTTTATCGTAGAATGTATTTCCGCCATCCCATGATACTTCATGTTTTGCCACTGCTATATTAGTATCATATTCAATATAAAATTCTGTTTTTTCCTGTTGTGTTATGTTTGTAATATTACTAATAGTTAATGTTTCTGGTGTTACTGGAATTGCTTCTGTTGTAACAGTAATAGTTATGTCGCCAGTAACATTTGGTATATTAATATTACTTCCTCTAATAACAGTATTACTTATATCAGTTCCACCCATTACAACACTAATATTTTTAATATTATAACCTTCGTTTGCTGCCACAATAGTGGAATAACTAGAACCCTTTTTAATGGATTTAGTTGTGTTGCTACTTGTTGCTTGGTTTAAAGTATATGCTATAGTGTAATAAGTGTCTGTAGTGCCACCACCACTTTCAGTATACACACATTTTAATTTACATTTATCATATGTACCATTATCCCAGTTACTAATATTAAAAACCGCACTAGACTTAGTAAAGGAAGTAGCACTTATATAAGTACTACCCCCGTCCTTACTTAGTAAAATGTCGGTAATATTAGTAGCATCCGTTGTAAAATTTACGGTTAGTGTATCCCCGGTTGTACTGGGGTTACTTGATACAGTTATTGTTGCCATAAAAACACCTCCATTTATTCACATGTAGTTACTATACACTCTTTACTAAGTATTATAGTATACCCGTCTTTATTTTGAATTGACTCCTTAACTTCGTTTAACCCATCTATTGTTGCATAGGTATCACTAACAGTCATTTTAAAACCGTCTAAGGATTGTTCTAATTTTGCTTGTTTACTAGTTACTACTTTTACTTGTTCTGCCACTTGTTCTAGTGTTGGTGTTGTATAAGTAGTTGATGTAGGATTTTGCCATACTAATTTATATCTTAACCATAAGTATTTATTTTCTGTTACAGCAGGCATACTCTCAACCCAACTACCACCAGTTTGTGTTGTGTTACTAGTAGATAGATACCATTGTGGAGTTGAGTTTGTTAATGATTGTCCTTTATCACCTTGTTTACCATTATCACCTTTAAATTTACTCCATGTGTAGTCCGTTTTATTTGTACTCTCAGTAGATGTTGTTTTATTAATAGCAATACCTATATATTTTGTTGTATCTTTTGGAGTATCATATAAACCTGTTCCGTCTGCATTATCACTATATTTTATCCAAGTATAATAAGTTTTACCATCTTTACCTTGTTCACCTTGAACACCTTGGTCACCTTTATCCCCTTTGATTAAACTCCATGTATAATCAGTAGGAGTATTGCTCTCAGTAGATGTTGTTTTGTTATAAGCAAAACCTATATAAAGTTTTCCTGTTGGGTCGTTACTAATACCAGTACCTTTATTATCATTAGCATATTTAATCCATGTATAGTATGTTTTACCGTCAGTTCCAGGTGTTCCCGGTACTCCTTGTAAACCTTGTTCACCTTTATCACCCTTATCACCTTTCGCTCCTTGCTCACCTTTTATCTTACTCCATGTGTACGCAGTAATAGACTCACTGTCTTTATTATTTGTATCAGTATAAACTCCTATATAAGCTCCAGGAGTTTCACCTTTGTTTGCAGTAAAAGTTTTACCTGCATCATCACTATATTTTATGTGTAGATAATAAGTTTTACCGTCTGTACCATTAGTTCCAGGTATACCTTGTTCACCTTGTTGACCTTCAAATCTACTCCATGTATAAGCTTTATAATCAGTGCTATCATTTGCATTATAATCAACATATGTACCTATATAAGTACTTGGAGTTTCACTCATTGGATTACCATTCGCATTAGCACTATATTTTATATGAAAATATGTTGTCTTACCGTCTTTACCTGGTGTTCCTGGTGTACCATCTTTACCAGGTGTACCATCTTTTCCGGGTGTTCCAGGGATACCTTGCTCACCTTGTTCACCTTGTAAACCTTGTAGTCCTTGTGGACCCTGTTCACCTTGTGGCCCTTGAATACCTTGTGAGCCTTGTTCACCTTTATCTCCTTTATCGCCTTTAGCGCCTTGAATACATACTGGTGTTGAGTATGTTACACTACCATCACCTTGTGTGTATTTTATTCTTTGCCATATATATTTTCCAGTTTCCCATTTAGGAGTAGTTTCTATCCAACTGCCTCCAGTTTGAGTAGTATTACTTGTAGATACATAGTACTGAGATACAGTCTTTGTTAATGTTCCGTTAAAACTAGTTTCTAATTTTCCTATTGCAGTTGTATGTTTATTTACAGTGTCCACGGTACTATTATATTCATCTTTTAGTTGAGTAACAGTACCATCTGTCTTAGTGATAGTTGTATTACTAATTAACTGACTAATTTGACCTTGTGCTATACCTATATTAGTTGTATTGGTAGATACCTGCTCAATAACACTACTTAAATCTCCACCGATAGTAACATCTTTTATAGTTTCAACTGTCTTCTTAAGTTGGTTAAATGATACATCTAAAGTTTGGTCAGTATCACTAAATTTTATTTGACTTGCTTTTATAGTATTAGTGTTATTATTGATATTACTGATAACACTACTAATATCTAATTTACTACCACTTATATTGGCATTGTCTGCCACTTTACTATCAACTATTAATCCATCTTTTATCGCATCACTTGATTGAATACCATTCTGATTAATAAGTTGACCTTTACCAGTTTCATCATATAATACAAAAGTAAAATTACCTTTAGCATCTTTTCCTATTTGAATACGTACATTACCTTTGCTATCTTTAAATTGTTGAAGATTACCTTGTAATAACATAGAGCCATCATCACTCTGAATATTTACATTGTTAGTATTAATTGTACCAGTATTGATTTTATTTGCACTTACAGTATCTATCATGGCATCTTTTATAAGTGCATCTGCTATAGTAACTTTACTAGCAGTAAGGTTTAAGGATTGTATATTATCCATAGTAAGATGACCACCAATTAAGGTTTGTATTTCTGCCACTGTAGCTTTTAAGTTTGTTATAGTGGCGTTAATGGCATCTAAATCACCGACTTTTAAGTTATCAATTTTGGCGTTTATAGCTGTAAAGTTATTTGTTGTAAGGTCTTTGAATTCTCCATAATCTGCTTTTATCTTTTGTGCCTCTAACTCAACTACTTTTAATTTTGGAACGCTTTCTCCGTCTAATAATAGATTACCTTCATCATCTATATATAGCCATGGAGCCTTTCCATCTTTTGTAAGTGTTTCTAATAGTTCTTGTAAGTTTTGTGGAATTTTAGTATCAGGGTCAGTTTCTAATACTTTTGTATCAGGGTCACCACATAAATCAGTTATTGTTTGTTTAGCAGTTTCCATATTGTTAGTTGCGTCTTGTAATTCTGCACTCATCTCCTCTGTCATTTCTTCTGTACTTAATGCCTGTGTTAATACAGCAACAATTCTATCCATGGCCTCGTTATAATCTTCTCCAGCCTGTTGAATATCTCCTATCTTGGCGTCCTCACATTCTTCATCTTCTATACCCTCAACTTGTACATCAATTCTATCTTGGTCATCTTCTACAGTGTCAGGTACTTCATAATACGTGTCATCTTCTGTAGTATCGTCAGAAGCAGCTACAGTAGCTACTTCTGATTCCTCTGCAAATTCTTCCATATCATCATCTAACGTTGGCCATATAATCATCTCGCCGTCATCATCATATATAGGTCGCTCAACGTGTTCTCGTCCATCATCCATCATGTAAATCCCTCCTATCCAATCATAAATCTACCAACAAATAATATATTTTTACTTGATAAACTTTTTACTTTTACCTTTCTAAACACACCACTGGATAAACCGTTTGTACATTCAAGTGCCACAAAGTCACCATCTTTGTCTTTTTCAACTACTATAGCTGTATGAGATATCGCCATAAACTCACCATTATTCTTACTGTCAGCGTCCATAAATATAATATCACCGATTGCTAAATTTTTAAATGTTGTTAAATCAGCTACATCTACTACCCAGTTCTTCTGTACAAAATATTTTCCTATATTAGCTTCATCTCTAGTGCTTGGAATTGCCCAACTAATACTATTATTTCTATTATTATCAGCTTTCTTTTCGTTGCCATATGGAGATTTTTCATAAGTCCAACCAGTTAATACATAATTAAGAAAACAACTATCATCTATTTGATATTTTCCGTTTACTTTCCACTTACTGATATTCTCAGCAGGATTCTTGAAGTCACAAGGTGTAGTAGAATTATAACTGAACTTACTATTATTTTTATAATAACTATCAGCTATTTTAACTAGGTCTGAGGAATATTTAAAAAGTGGTTGTGCATAATTAGTGCCTTTTTTCTTAGCTCCAACACTTCCTAAATACGGCTTGTCACTTATTGTAGTGTCAGGATTATAATACACAGATACAATATAAGTAGTACCTACTTTAGGTAATAGTACTCCATTCTTACAGTCCACACCTTCTAGGTATACTGTGCCAGGTTGTATTAGCTTGAATCCTTTTGCAGTAGTGAATACAATACGTGCATAATAACTATCATTGTAGTTTGTTGATGAAGTAGCAGGCACTCTGAATTGTAATTTCTTCAACGGTTTATTATAACTGTATACTCTTTGACTATCTAACATTTTATTACTTGTAGCACTATCACTTTCCCATTCTGCTCCTTCACCAAAGTATAATATCTTTTTCTTATATTCTTTGTAGTAAGTCTGAGTAGATGCCTTGTCCTTCATTCTATAGCCGTCGGTAGTCAGACTGCTAAGCCAATAATGTTTATCTGTTGTGTCGCACATATCTTTTGGTTTTCTTAAAAATATAACGTATCTTGTCTTGTTGCAGTAGTCTAACATCATATTATTAAGAGAATCTATCGCTGCATTCATTTTTTCATAGTTACCTGATTGAGAACTTCTCAAACGTGGTTCTTCACATACAAATATTGGTTTCTTTGGATATTTCTTTAGTAAGGCTTTTATAAGAGATTTATAATCTTCCACAACGTTATCCACATTATCCCCTAGTGCAGGAACTCCAAATGCTAGCATTACATGACTGACAGTCTTAGGATATGGAGTTTTGTCAGTAACTCCATTGACAGTGATATTAGTAATAAGTTTTCCACCTTCTACAAAGTCTTTAGGAGCTGCACTGTTAAGTCCTTTAAATGTAACTTCATAAGTTGAACCATCTGGGTCGTCTACTATGTCTTTTGGTGGTGTTGGCTTAGTAGCTGATTGGTTTTTAACTTTGGCTTCCTTGTCCGCCCTTGCTAAGTCCCAAGGTCTAAGTATTATGCCATGTGTATACCAGTGAGTCATACTACCTCTTGAACTATATGTTATACTCATGTCTTCATATCTTATAGCTCTCGGCCATTTATAACCACCACTAGCATGGGCTATCATACGTTTACCACTTACTTTTCCACAATACACAACTACGTGGTGAGTACCGCCAGTGGCATATTTACTATCCCCACCTGATTTTGATGCCCAAGCGACAGTTACATTTGAAGGAACTGTGGCATTACTCAACATGATTAAGTCTCCAGGTAGTAATTCATCAATTGTTTTACTTGTTAGTTTCTTTAATGTATATCCACTATATTTTGTAGCACTTTTTACTAAAGTACCGTAGGCACAATTGGCTCCACCGTATTTTGCAGTTACACTTCTAAGTCCTGCGTATAGGTAAGCACAACTACTAAGTGAACTACATACGTAGCAGTATGGGTTTTTAATACCGTGGATAGTTCCACTTACTCTATGTCTTTTACTATCATCATAAATACAAGCTCCTGCATAATATGTAGCTTTTTTATACTTTTGATGTAATTCACAAATTTCCCTAGCTTTATTTACTATTTTCTTTCTTACATTCTCAGCAACCCCTTTTGTATTTGTAGTATTACCATCTATTTTCCATGTAGGGGCATTTTTAACACTTGTTGCTCTAGTCATTGCAGCTTCTGTAGATACAGCCGTAGCTTCTGCACTTTTATTTGATGTACCTGGTTTTACTGCTCCATAACCTCTTTTCTTACCTTTATTATCAATGCAGTATGGCAATTGACCGTCTACTACTTTGTACCATCTTAAATAACATTCTATATTAGTAGGAGTACCCCATCCAGTAACTTGTTTATATTTTTGTCTATAATTTTTCCAAGGTGCTTGCATTGTGTCTATTACTTCCCAGTATTTCTTTTTAACTGCTGCGGATTGTTTGTATAGTAAGGCACTTTTTCCATTATTAGTTACAACTATATTAAGTTTGTATCTATCCTTTATGTAGTGCATAACCACCCATTGGAATCCACCTATACCAAAGTTATAACCACACAAAGCAGCAAATATATTAAAATGGTAGTCTTCAAGTCTAGCTCTCATTTCGTTACAACCAACCATTATTTGATTACATATAGCTTTATCCACGGTTACACCGTTTATTCTTTTAGTGCCACAAGATTTAGGTTTCATATTAGAATAACTTGGTGTAAAGTATTCAACTTTGCCATCTAAATATTTAATTTTCATTTTCTTATTAAAATAAGTACCTCTCTCACATTGCATAAGTCCGTACGCACCCGCTGGGTCTTTTGTAGCATCGTATGGGTCGGCACTAGATTCTGCATATATCATTGCGTAAACTAGTTGTGGGTCAAGTCCAAATTTTTTGCTGTAATACTCAACTGGAGCATATATTTTCCAGTGGTTGGATTTGCTACGCATATTCCTAACATCACTATACTTATCACTCCATTTACCTAGTCCAAATCCTGCATAATAATCTACGGCTGCTTTGTATTGTTTTGCAGTTTTACTACTGTCCTCTTTCTTGTCTGGTTGAGGTTGAGTAGTAGGAGTTTTACCTTTTATTTCTCCACATTTATATTTAATACAGTCATGAATTCTACTATCACCTATCCAAAGTCCATTATCGATTTTCTTTATGTTTATACTTCTATAATCCTCTGTATCTTCACTTATTTTGTCTGAGTCATCGCCAGGTTTTATAGGGTCGGGCACTACTTTGTCTGTATATTGTTTAATAAGTTTGTCTATTAATTTCTTATCAATGCCTAGTTGATTTAGATAATTTCTAATAGCAAGTAAATCACTAGCAGTCAATTTTCCGTGTTTCTTAATTATATCTACAACATCATTAACTATGTCATCTTTATTAAGAGACTTCATCTTACTACGTATTTGTTTGTAGTTCCCTAAAGTTATACTATTTTTAGTTCTATCTGTAAAACTGATTTCAAATTTTGTAATACGTGCTTCTAACTGAACTGGAGGATTAAATTTTCTGCTAACAACATAGTTAGTATCACCAATATCAATTTCCTCATAATCTCGTTCGGTCATATATACTGGTATCTCATAACTGAATTTAGTTTTATTCAGTTCTTTTAATTTCGCATACCCTTCATGAATTAATGTATATATATCTTCTGCATCACTTTTATATTTCATCAATACATATTTACCGCCATTATTCAACATCTCATGCGCTTTCTCATCAAATATATAATTCTGACCAAGTGGTTTGTCGGTTGGGTCGCCTTGTTCTTTTTCCCATTTTACATCACTAATAGTAAGTCCATTTTTACCTACTGGAATAATACCGCTACAAAAGTTTGTAATATCTCCAGTACGTTTCATACCATAACTATTTCTGTCACTCTCAAATCTTTTGTATCTTTTAGTTCCTCTCTCACCATTCGCAAAGCAGTCTACAAAGAAGTTAAATTTACCTCTTTTTATGTCTACTGGAACTGTTCTAAATTGCCATTCACATTCATATAATATTGAAGTCGCATTCTGTATGACTGAATATACACTAGTAACTTCTGTAGTCTCTACTCTAAAGGCTTCCTCATCTAATGAAGGACTTACATAGCCAACTTTATAGTTAGTATCCATTAGTATAGTTTCCAATAATTTTGTCGCATTTCCGTCTGCCACAAATTTATCCACATAACTATTATATAATTCAATACCAATAAACTCTGCATAAACTGTAATAGTCACATCATCTATGTGTTCAATACTAGTGGTTTTCTTAATCTGCATAAGTTTAAAGTTATCTTGCCAATAAAATCCAATATAGTTACCTTCTAAAAATATTGGTTGGTCTTGATAACTTACTTTAAAGGAGGCAGTATAAGTCTCTGCCCCCGTTATAAGTTCACTAGTATAAGTGTCATCATACACTTTTATGTTATTGGTATTTGTGGTATTTATTAGTTTTAATAGTTTTTTCGTATTGTCAAATATATATAAGTTTTTAATCATTTAAATACCTCCTATTCACTAGTTAAATTTAAATTCTCAGCTGGAGTACTTCTATCTTCATCTACTACTCCTAACCATTTTTCTCTTATTAATACACCTAGACTCGCAGATGTATCATCGCTAACTACTTGTAATGTTGTTTCACCTTCATCTACAGTAAAATATGAACTACCAATATCTACTAAATCATTTCTCAGCTCATTGTTTAAATAGCAATCACCATTCTCAAAATCCAAGTCTAATTTATCACCTGCTTCAAAGTATTTTATATTAGAAATCTCCTCACTCTCCGGATTCAATTCATATACTCTTATATCACTAATACCGACTCCACAAGCATTTTCTAACTTATCTGCCATTGTTCCTAGATATATAGCTAAGTAACTTAATGGTTCTGTAGAGTACTCACTACTACGTTTATTGTTTGCCGATACAGACTGAGTAAATGTTCCATCATCATTCTTTTGTACTTGAGCACTATATACGTAGTATTTACCAGTTTTCTTTCTAGTTAATGTAAAGTAAGCATTGGCATCATTCCAACTACCATGTTTACCACTCATATAATGATTAGTAACAATTTTACCATTATTATCAACAGTTTGGTCAGTTTTTTCCTTTGGCGTATCATTACTTGTTATCAATATAGATTTTTTACTAACACTTACCTCTGCTTGGTTATACTCAAAATATTGATTAATATCACCTAAATATAATCTGAATATCTGAGTACCGTTTATATCGAATCCATATACCTCAGCTATTCCTGTCTTATGGTCTGCGTATGCAGGGTCATCACTATAATCAACACTATTATCCATTGCTGCCGCGCCTTTAAGATTGTCTACATTTATATAACCAGTATGTTTCTTACCATTTTTATCTTTCCAAGGTTTATATATTCTATAGTAAGTTATTGTCTGAGAGGCACTATTAGAATCTTTTGGTTTATATGTATATGTTCTTTGTATTATTCTAAGTTTTGTGCCATATGGTATAGTACATTCTACTTTACTGTTTGGGTTAGGTTTTGTATATACTACACAACTACCACCTGTTAGTGTTTTACTTGGAGTCAACCACATATTAGCTACTGTGAATTCCTTTACAACACTTTTAGAATTGTCTTTTACTTGTTTCTTTATATATTTTGCTGATACATAATAGGTTTTAGTTTTGTATTTTATCTTCGCCCATCCATTCTGAATTGTTACATCGGTTAATTTTGTTCCTTTTGGAATAATTCCTTGAGATTTTCCTTTTGTACTTGGCTGAGTTCTGTAATTAACTCCGTTGGCAGTTACTTCATAATAAGTAACTTTACCACCTTCCACTACAGTCTCTTTAACTTTTTCTTGCTCACTTAAAACATTGTTAGGGTCTCCATTTTTACCACTTGACCTACATTGCATTCTCACCATTACTTTAAAATCATCAATATTTTTACTCAACGCAATACGTGCGCACGCTCCTTTTATTTTCTCAGTGCTACTACCCAATTCACTAAGAATAAAACTTTCACCTCCAGATGAAATAGTAAAGGAACCACCAGTACCTCGACCTGCATTAATATTTGCTCCACTCTGAATTAATGTACCTACACTGGTGCAAGGGTCATGTAATATAAGAGTTTGTTCCTTCTTTGTGGTACTCAATTGTAGTTGTGGATAATCCCCTACCAATATTTTTTCTCCAGTCTTATTATTTTGAAGTTGAGCAAAATGAGCGTCTGCTCCAAAGCCTATACTTACATATGGTAGAGTCGCTAACTCACCATTGTTCTCAACTACCACAGTCTGTTGACCATCTTCGGCATTGTATGCCTGTACATTATCACTATAGCTATATGGTGTATGACATATTAATTCTATGTCAGCATACCCACTCATACTATTCTTTTTCTTTACTTTAAGTGCTCCTTTTAACATTCCATATATGGTGATATTCTCACAAAACTTTATTGGAACTTCTTGTTTTGTACTAAGAATATCATGAAGACATTGAACACGAGTCTTATATTCTTCCTCAGTATCACCTATTATTGCAAGTGAGATAGGGATAGAGACAGGGTCATATTTGGCCCCGTCAAATATCTCACCGTCTCTACTAGATACATTAATAGTATCAATAGATTTTTCAGGTATATATGGTTTCTCTATACTAGTTACTATTGCTAAATCATTTATCTGAGTTCCATTAAAATTAAAATAATTATACATAATCTCTCTCACCTCTAAATCTTTCCTTTTGGTCATTGTAGTAGTCGTTTGTTTCTTGTACTGACTTAGCTACCTTTTGTCCTACCACTACTTTGTCCATAAGTATTGGAGTATTAGTATCTTGTAATGCCTTTTTATATTCTTTTCCCATTTCTTTATAGTCGAATTCTTGTTTACTATCTTGCATTGCTTGTGCCATACCTTTTATCGCATACAATAAATTACTATCCACTGTGTTTTCACTATTTATATTAATACCTGCTGTACTCATATTAACTTTTCCTAGGAATTTATTTGTATCTATAGTCTCTACTAGACTACTAGCATAATCTTTAATAGCTTTTATAGTTTTACCTGCATTCGCCTCAATACCAACAGTAACACCAGCCGGTATCATTTTCCCTACCATGTCTCTAAATACTGTTGATGGAGAATGAATACCCAAAGCGTCTTTTGCTGCATTTAAAGCTCTACTTGCTATATTTTGCATCGTGCTAAATAAATTACCAGCCGCATTAGTAATACCAGTAATAATACCATGTATGATATTACTTCCTATAGTCACCATTCTTCCAGGTAAACTACTAATACCATTTATGATATTATCTTTGAATCTCTGTGCAGCTTCTCTACCCTTTTGAGCAAAACTTGCCGCAAAAGATATTACTCTTGAAATTGTTGATACTAGGAAAGACCATACACGACCTGGTAATTGTTGTATGAATGTACTTACACCATTTAAGAATCTACTACCTGCTTGTTGAGCTCTACTTGCCATTTGAACTACCCAACTTCCAACACGACTAATAGTATTTACTAGCCATGTCCATACTTTACCAGGTAATTGTTGAATAAATGTAATGACATTTTGTACAAATTTACTACCAGCTTCATATGCCTTTTGTGCCATTTGTCCTACCCATAGTACGGCATAAGCTACTGCATAACATAACCAAAACCATATAGTTTCAGGTAAGTTACTGAACCAATTTCCTATATCACTTATCATTTGAGGTACAGTTTGAGTAAAGAAGTTTTTTAATGAATCTATAGCATTACTGGCTATAGTTTTTATATTCTCCCAAAGATTAATCCAAAACTCTTTGAATCCATCAATATTATTCCATGCCCATATAAAAGCAGCTACAAGAGCCGCTATGGCTGCCACGACTAATACAATTGGATTATCTAATAATACTGCCCATAGACTTTGTAATGCAGGTATTACAGTATCAACTATTACTGGTACAATTGTATCCATTATAACTGATTTAAATATTAAAAAGGCTGTTCGTGCTGCGCCGAATGCAGCTTTTAATATTCCTATTGCTTGCTTCATTTTTAAAAATGCCTGAATACCTTTACCAATAACAAGTAGTATAGGCCCCACGGCTGCAAGTAATAGTGCCAGTGATACTATGACTTGTTTAATAGGCCCCGGTAAGTTTAAGAAGGATTGAAGTAATTTTGTTAGCATACCTACTATCAATGATAGTGGACCAGTAGTATTCCCAATATCAAGTTGTACTGCCTCCCAAGCACCACTCAATTGTTTTAATGCTCCAGTTAAATCTGAGTTCATCATATCTGACATTTTCTTTGCAGTACCGTTACTTTTTTCTAGTTCCTTTGTAAAGTTATCAATACTGTCTGCTCCTGTATTACATAATATACCCATACCTTTTATTGAGTCAGCAGTAAATGTTGTCATAAGTGCTGCCGTCTTCTGAGCATCTCCCATGCCTTCTGTTGCCTTATCTACATCTCGTATAATATCAGTCATACTTCTAAAATTACCATTAGCGTCTTGAACTTTTACTGACGTATTACCTATTTGTATTGCTCCATTTTTCATCTTTTGAGTCATATCTCTTATGATTGCATTTAAGGCTGTACCACCTTCACTACCTTTAAGACCTGCATCTGCAAATTTACTTAAGATTGCAGTAGTTTCTTCTAGTGTCATACCTGCATTGTGAGCATTAACTGCACAATTCTTAAATGCTTCTCCAAGCATCTCAGTTGTTGTATTTGAGTTAGCTTGTGCATAAGATAGTACGTCTGCCATACGTCCTGCTTGGTCAGCCTCTAATCCGAATGCAGTTAAATAATCAGTTACCAAATCGGATGCTTGTGCTAAATCCATTCCAGATGCTGCCGCCAAATTAAGTACTCCAGGTAAACCTGCTGCCGATTGTTGAGCATCCCAACCCGCCAGTGCCATATATCCTAACGCATCAGCTGCCTCACTTGCACTATATACAGTTGATGCACCCATTTGTTTTGCAGTGTCTTCTAATAATTTTAAGTCACTACCAGTAGCTCCTGATAACGCTTTTACTTTTGACATTGAATGCTCGAATGTCATCTGAGTTTTAACAACACTTGCTCCTAAGGCCATTACTGGAGCAGTTACTCCTGCTGTAAGAGCAGTACCTACACTAGACAAACTTTCCCCAGTAGCTTTTAAACCACTGAAACTACTTTGTGTCTGATTTACTTGCTCAACTGCTCTATTTAAGTTACTATTAAAATCACTCATTTCCAATTTTAGGTGAGCAACAATGCTCCCTAAATCTACACCAGCCATATTATTCACCACCTTCATATAATTAAAAAAAAACAGTAGAACCTTCGTCCTACTGTTAATTTTATTAGCTCATCAGTAAATCTAAACCCGGATTTTTAGTTTTACTTTCTATTATATCTTCTCTAAATATTGGTTTTTTAGTTTTACCATCTTTATCAGGCTGCATCATATTGTATAGATATGTAGCCGCCTCATCTACACAGTAACGACCATACACATCATCTTCATCTATACCTAATAAATCACTAGGTCTACATCCAAAGGTCTTAGCAGTAGAAATAACATTTAATATTCTTCTACTTTCGAATAGAGGGTATGGCAGCATTTACATTTCCTTGTGCTTCACCCATTATTTGCATTTTCTGAGTATCTGTTATTACATCTTTAATTTCTTCAAACGTAGGTTCCACCAAACTTTGTTCACATACTAAATCTATTATTTCCATTATATCTTTTATTTTGTTTTCATCTTGTTCAAATAATTCCATTGGTTTATCTTTTTCAGTTCGTTCAAATAAATCATTTACTGTTCCTAAAAGATTATTTGGAAGTTTTCCACTCATCATAAGATTTAATAGACTAGCTGGTTTAATTCTTACTGCTATTTTCTCACCAGGTTCAAATCCATCTATTTCTATTATTCTAGTTGCCTTTTTTCTAAATTCTCTTGCACTTATTACTTTTAATTCACTCATTGTATTCTCCTCCTATATACCTTATATTATTTTCCTGGTGCTGGGTCTTCAGGTAATTCATCAACAAAAGTTATTTCTTTTATTGGTAGTTTTGCTTTTGTATTTTCTCTAGCTTTTATTTCAAACTCTGGAGCAAAGAATCCATCTCCTACAGTCATTGTAGGGAATTTTCCTGTACATTTATTCAATGTTACTTTAGCGTAGTTAACAATTGAGTCTCCGCTATAGTTAGCAACATATAAGTCTAGTTTAAATGGTTTTGCTACGTTTCCTTCACTCATCATTGGAGTTGATAATTTTTTAGTACCTGATGTATCTCCGTCTTCTACTTTATAACCAGCTACAAGTCCTGCCATTGTGTCATCAAATTGATTGTCTGTTAGTTTTATGTCATATCCATAAATTAAGTCATCTGTTCTAACAACTGCTAAGATACTAACATCATTTCTTAATATATCTTCTTCACCTTCGCTAAGCACTGGTTCCAATTCTGCCTTTTGAGCAGTTTTTATATGAGCCACAACTCCTTCAGTTTTAGCTGCCCCTGTAGTTGGGTCAAGTTCAGTTATTACTGCCTTTTTAATATTATACAATATAGCCATTTTATTTTCCTCCTATTCATTATAATTAAAAATTACTGGTGTTCTACAAGTTATAGAACACACATAACATCTTAAATCTTGGTCATACATATCATCGCTCATGTCGTGCGTGATTTCAATGCCAGCTATATATAACGCTTTTCTAACTTTGTTTCTCAACGTATCTAGTTGTAGAGGGCTATGTGGAGTATAGATATATATAATCCAGTTATCCCATCCACAAAGGGTATTATCAAAACTTTGGTTAGCGCTTGTTCTCATTATTATTGCAGTATCTTCTGTGATACGTGCAGGACGGTCATGTACTGGCACTGTTCTCAACACGTCTTTTATTACATTATATATATTAAGTCTCGCACTCATTTTTTAACCCTCCTCACTAAAACAAGTTGCGTATCATGCCTTTAAAATTACTTATCTCACTGTCTCTTGCTTTTTCTAATATCTGATATTTACCATCAAAGTCAGCTCGTGTCTCTAAGTAGTAACCATAGTAAACACCATGCTTAATACTAATATCTAAGTCGTTCTCAGTTACTTTATATTCACCTTTCAATTTATTTTGTGCTGTCTTAGTTCTATTTGTCCAAGGGTGATTAGCTTTCGCATATGTCTGCATATTCTTACTAATGGTACTACCTACTACCTTTAACTCAGCCTGCATTGTTTTGTCAAAGTTTTTTATTTTGTCATTGAATTCTTTAGTATCGAATGTTATTGTATTAGCCATCTAAATCAACCCTTTCCAATGAAACTTGGTATAGTAGATTATAATGCACTACATCAATTATCTCCAGTACTTTGTAATAAGCATTTTCATAAACTATAAAGTCATCTTCTTGTAATGGAAAATCTTTTACATATGTTGCATATAGTGTGGCATATGAGTAACCTTTTATAATACCTTGGTCATTATTAGTTATACTTTTACTTCTGCCACTGGAGCTGTTATCTATTACACATTGTAAGTCTTGTATATAAGACATTTCTTCCTTTAATACTTTACATCCCATTGAATCCACTTCATATATATCCCTATATATCGGTACTTGATAACCATAATTATTTATGACACTCTGTACCTTTTTAATTACACCGACTTGTATTGATTGTCTATTGCTCATCTACTCTACGTGGCACCTTTCCAGTTATGGAGGTCGCTTTTCCGCCGTTTATGTCTTTGTTGTATTGGTCTAAAAACATCTTGGCCATATTGTTCCACATATCAGCACTGTTCTTTATTGTTATAGCACCAATTGTGATTTCATCTGCACTCGCTTTAGCTAAACAACATATATAGGCCAATTGATATATATTATCATACATAACCGCCATTGCCATTAGTTGTTCATCTGTAAATGTAGGATATTGGTCTTCCATTATCAAGACTTTTAGTTGGTCAATATTTACCACGCAACCCACCTCCTATAAAAAAATTGAGTAGGCTAAGCTGTATTGTTAGCCTTGCCTACTCTGTATATATAAGTGAATACAATGAGCTATTTAATTATGCGCCTATTTCTCCTTTTGCAGATACATCTATTACTGCACAATTATCTATTGCTTCAAAAGAAGGTATCATAACACATGATACAACAGTAACAACTTGTACTGGATGTTTTTCCTTGAATGTAGTAACAGTAGTACCATAAGCAGCTTGTGCCACTTGAGCATCTGTTCCTGACATTAAGTCAGATGCTTCAGGAGTAGTACCATATACAGTATTACCTAAGTTTCCACTTGGCATTAATACAACTTTATTATCAGGTATTAATGTTACTTGTTCTGTAGCATGTGCTAATCCAGTGGAGTGGTCTAATTTACCAAATTTCTTACTGTATACGTAGATTGATATTCCAGTTACTTGTTCAATGAATGATTTCTTTTGTTGTTCACTAACAAAGTAATGCATTGTAGAATCATCTGGATACATCATCTTTTGAACTGTATCACAGTTTATCATATTTAAAAATGTGTTTCTATTCATTACTGCTCTAGAAGGTCTTACACCAGTTTTTAATTCCATATCATCACATATGTCTATTAAGTCTCTAACTGGGTCAGCAGTAGTTTTAGATGTTGGTACCCATGCAGCTCTAACAGCTTTGTATAAGTTTGTCATACCATAATCATATACATAACGTGCTCTACCATCTGCACTAGCAACATCTATTTTACCGTCAACCATTAGTTGACAACGCATTATTTCTGCTTGAACTCTAGCACCTTCTATTAATCTAGCCGCTTCATCAAATATTTTTCTTATTAAAGGTAGTGCCACTGTGTTATCAGGGTGAGCTAATAATAGATTTAATTGTTGTCTATCTTTTTCACCAATTCTCATAGCTTCTCTAAAGAATGCCATTTCAGTAGCAACTGCTTCAAATCCTTCTTTTTCTCTCATACGTGCTTTAACATCGTATTCAGATGGTTGTAATGCTACTGGAAGTCCATTAGCTCCTTTTAACCAACTTATATCAGTTCCCATACTAGTTCTTGAAGGGAAAAGTGTCTCAGCAAAGTATGGTTCTTTGTTTATTGGGTTTTCTTTTACATATGCAGCTATTTCTTTCGCATTTATATAATCGAATAAGTTTACATTTGCCATTTATAAGCACCTCCTATTTATTTACCACGTGAATCAAATCACCAAATTCTATGGCATCTTTATCACCTAATAATCTATCTTTTCTTACAAATCCATGTACTAATATTGATGCATTAACATAAGGGTCTGTAACTGCGTCATAGTCTTCTATGTCTATAGTGTTGAATAATACTGCATTAGCTTTAGTACCTTTAGCAGCGGCAGCAGTAAAAGTTGGTTTTGATACATTACCATCTTCATCCATATAAACTAAAGTACCTCTTGCTATTACTTTACCACTCTTTTCTCCATAAGTAGCTTCGTCAGTAGTTGCTAACTTAGCAAGTTCTGCAAAAGCTATTTTACCAGGTAAGTTAACATAGTGGTCAGGAAATGCTAAAAATTGTTTTTCTGGAGCTAATATTTTCTTACTTTTTAATTTTGGCATATAAGCCACCTCCTAAATATTATTTATCATTAAAGAAATAATTACTATCAATTTGTTGAGCTTGTTCGTTACATTGTTTACCTAATAGTGACCCAAAGTCACCTTCATGTGTAGTTTTACTACCAAAAGCATTTAAATTACTTGGCTTTCCAGGAGAACCAAGATTTAAAAAACCCTTATTGGGTTGTGGTTGTGGCTCTGCATTATCAAATAGATAGGCCTTGTCCTTTTGTAATGCAGTTAACTGGTCTGTTAATCCCTCAACAGTACCATCATCTTTTAATACGACTTTTTCCATATCTAAGAATTTCATCAAGTCGTTTACATCTTTAGGTTTAGCCTCAGCTAACTCTTTATTTATGGCAGTTGTTAATTTCTCTTTTTTAGCAGTCGCTTCCATGCCGGCAATTTTTTCTTCTAAAGCTTTAACTTGTTTCTCAGCTTCAGTAGGATTTTTTACTTGCTTTTGTAAGGACTCAATCTCATCATTAGCCTCTGCTAACTCCGCTATCTTAGAATCTAAGCGATTTTTAGGTACATATTTATTGTCCTTACCATCATCTATCAGTACTTTGCATCCCTGTTCTTCTAGGGCTTTTGTTATAGCTAATTCTACCTCAGCTGCATTATCAAGTCCTGCTAAAAATTCTCTTAATTTTCTTTTCGCCATACTTACCTCCAGTTTAACGTCCATCGACGATTATATACAGTGTTTTGAGAAAACAAAGAAAACATTATTAATACTTAATACGAGGATTTAAAGGATATCCAAGAACCTCTTGTCGTATTTATATATTACATTCATTGGAAAAATATTAACTAAAATTGAGCAATAAAAAACACTCAACTGTTATGTTGAGTGTCTTATTATCTATTTAGTTTCTTCCTCCTCAGGTGGATATTTCTTATCATATTCTTCCGGTGTTAGTGTTAGGTCGGGGTTGTCTAGTAATACCTGGTGCATCATCATTCCCATACCGTCTATAACTTTTTCAAAGTCATCATAGCTAAGTCCCATTGCTTGTAAGTCTATGCCACGCTCAAACATCATTGCGTGTGCTAACTCGTGGTAAAATGTTTGCATCAAACCTTGGTCATCTTGTAGTGTTGGGTCTAGTTGTATAGTATGGATATCTTTATCACATACTCCCAAACACTGTCTACCATTAAATGATATTGGTCTATCAGTTAACTCCACTTTATAAAATACACTTCCAACTCTTACTTCTTCAGGTATTACCATATAAATCCCTCCCTATTTTATTATATCTTTATTTTTACCATCTGCATAAAATATTTCTCCATAAGTTTTATTGCTAGATATACATCTATCTATGATGTCTATTATCTCTTGTTCAGTAAGTCCTTCTACTTCCATTAATGGAAAGTATTCTTCAAATTTGTCTAAATAGTTTTGTAATTTTTCTCTCATTCTTATCAACTCCTTACATATATAGTATATAAAATCTCATCTATTTACTAACTACTTTTTAATTGTTTTTAATGTCTTCTTAACTATTTTTTCATAGGACTTCATCATCTCAGGGAAATTTTCGTATAAGAATTTACGTGTTTCCGGTTGTGTCATACTGGAACTAATTTCTGCCCATAACTCACTAGATACTTCTATACAAGCAGCTTCGTATTTATTAATATTCCCAACTGCATTTCTTGTATAATAATTGGTATCATGTCCCCATTTAGTTTTTACTGCACCCTTTGACATACCCCTAGCTGCATCCTGTAGTGCTATTGTAAATACTTCGTTTTGTTGTAAGAAGTCTGCAAACTTACCATTAACTAGTGGTGCCGGTGTATCAGCTAAAGTCTTTTTGCCTTGGAATTTTTCTTCTACCCATTTAGCTTTCCAGTTATTCATATCCCTTTCAAAAGACTGTGCTAGTCCTGTAGGTTTTACTGCTGTATCCATTGTTATTTTGGCAAACATAAGCTCTTTTCCATCTGCAAACTTATATTCTTTGGAACGTTTAGTCACCCCTTGGTCGTCTATTAAGTGACCCCACTCATGGAATAATACATCATATCTATGTTTTTCACCAAAGTATCTAATTCTAAGATTTCTATCATCTTTTAAAGACATATGAATTTTTTTATCCCCAAGTGAATAAAAGGCTCCACCAGTTGAATTAGTACGTTGGAATTCACCTATACTTAAATACATATCCTGTACATCTAGTGGTGCTTGTTTTAATGCCTCTAATATACCTTCAGTAGTGTATTTTTTATTTGTTTTGGATATTTGTTTTTTAAGTGTTTCATGTAATTCAGTGTATTTAGCTGCACGTTCTTCTGGTGTATAAATACCACCTTGTGCAGTAGTAGTTGTTTTCTTAGTTGTCTTAGTAGTGGCAGCTTTTTTCTTAGTTGTAGTAGTCTTAACTCTAGTAGTTTTAGGTTTAGTTTTAGGTTTAGCTGTACCTCCAAGTCCTTTATACTCAGGTATTTTATCCATAGCACCACTATTCTTCTCGCCATTCGCCCATGCTCTCATGTCTTTAGCAATCTCCTCAGGTGTTGCCTCTTTGCCATTTATCATCCATACTGGTTCTAGCCAACATGCTCCATTTGGATGGTCAAGTGGGATATCTTCTTTATCAACTATAAATATATGGCCATCTCTAGAATTACATAAATCACAAGTTCTACCTGCCTCATGATTACTATGCCACTTTACTCCTCCCATGTATGGATTAACTTTTCTAGTATTGATTGTTTCTATCTGAGCTTGGTGTGTTATTGTAGTTCGTGCTAATCTCAATGACTCATAGTCTAGTCCACCACTATATTTTCTAGCATAACCACTACCTAGTTTTTCTCTTATCTTATTTCTACTCCATGTATGATGACCACCCATAGCAAACTGTTTTAAGTTCTCAGCCATATCAGCAGCACTCATACCTTCTGCCATACAACTAGCTACAGCGTCCTCTATCTTCTCTCCACTTGTATTGGTACAACTCCAAAGTCTTTTATCAAGTCCTTTTCTATCTTCATATAGCTTTCCTCGTATTAATTGCTCTACAGTGTCAGCGTTAACTATGTCAACTAATTTATCTACTTGTTCTTTAATCTGTTGATATCCATCACCCATTAATAGCTGCATCATCTGTTTATTTATATCAGATAAATCTTTAGCAACCTTACTATTATATTTCATTACTACCTTTAGTAACTCATCATATATTTGTTGACTATAGGCAGCAGTTAAATTCTTTACTGCTTTACTATCGCCATAAGCATTTTTAATACCTCTATTAATTGTATCCATATAAGCCTTTTTATAGACTTGTATTATCTGTTGTTGTTGCTTTTTAGTTAACTCTTTTGGTTTATTATTTAATTGACCATTAAGTGTTTTTAAATAGTCTATTGCATTCTGAGTATTCCTATTACCATCGAATTCTGTTCTTCCCAATACCTCCACCTCCTATACAATTTATTCTATTAAAAAAGGAGGTTTATTAACCCCCTTCAGTGCTACTTAATGTAGCCTTTATATTTTTCTTTTAATACTTTTCCTCTCTCAGCTATATCACGTCTAAGTTCTGTTATTGTGTCCATATAATCTTTTTCTTTTTTATTTACTCTATCTTGTATCTCTTGTGGAACAAATCCACGTATTTTTATCTGTTCGTTTATATCATATCTATTAGTGTATTGTATCTTCTTGAACTCAGCTAATAAATCTTGTAGTTGTGCCATCTCTCTACGTAGTTGATTGTCAGTGACAACTGTCACGTACTGAGCTCCACATCTACATTCAAATCCTCTAATAATGATACATCCTTTTAATATGGCCAACTCTTTTTCTCTTGGATAAAACTCTCTGCCACATTTATCACATTTACATTTGAACTTCAATTGTTTTTCTCCTCTACGTCCTTTAGTCCATCCACCTTGTTTACTCATATCAATCAACCTCCTACACTTTTTTATCTACATATATAGTATAGAAAATTAATCATTTTTACTAATTGAGCCATTTAAATCGGCCATACTATTTTGAGTCATGTTGACTTTATCCATCTCATCTAGGATTTCATCAAACTCTTTATCAGCTTCCTCAGCAGAACCAAATTCTCTGATATAACTTTGCTTACTACGTACATTGGCTTCTACTTCTTTGATTGCTATTGTCTTAGTATCAACTTCATCATCTGGAATTGGATAATTATGGTCAAGGTCTAGGCTCACTTTATATTGCATAGATTTTTTAATAGTTGGGTCCTCTGGATATAAATCACTCTTTAATACTATTTCTTCAATTAATCTTAATAGCCATATAATCGCCTCATCCCATGTTGCCCATTTTTCTTCGCAACGTGTAATAAGGTAGATCGGAAGAGCACACGTCTGAACTCCAG